GGTTCATACGGTGTGATCAAAATACTGAGATTGAACTTATCAACGTTTGGAACAAACTAAAGCATGAAGGTAGAGTGTAACACAGTTTACTTTTTTAAAAAAATGTGATAAAATATCTGAGAATATAAGGTAGAGTGTAACACAGTTTACTTTTTTGAAAAATGTGATAAAACATCTGAGAATATAAAGATGAGAACTGTTCCAATCATTGATACTGTGCCGTTTGACCTATTTCTTGACCTTGACGGTGTGTTTGCTGATTTTGAGGGAAAGTTTTTTGAGATCACAGGTCAACGTGTACATGAAGTTGAAAAGAAAATGATGTGGAAGATCATCTATTCTCATCCTGAGTTTTTCTATTCGTTAGACTTGATGAAGGATGCTGAACACTTGTGGGCTTACACAAGACAGTACAATCCAACCTTCTTGTCTGGGTTGCCAGCAAAACAGGGTGCCAAAAACGAAAAGATCCGTTGGGTAGCTGACAAGTTCGGTGAAGAATGGACAACGATCGTTCTTCCAAAGCGTGAAAAACAGCTATACTCTGGTCCAAACAAAGTACTTGTTGATGACAACCATAGTAACATCAATGAGTGGGTATCAAAAGGTGGTCACGGAATCTTTCACTCTAATGTTTGGGAAACAATTGAACGCTTAGAAGAGCTACGTCATTCCTATCAGTAGTAGGTCATTAAAATAAAACACAGAGAATATGAATGAACACATTTGAAGTAAACTTTCTGATAACAACTTCACGATTTACTGGAAAATTCTTTAGCCTGATTACAGGTGAAGAATCAATCTTTCAGAATCCAGGTATAGCATTACGTAGTATCGTGATCTCTAGATTCATTCAAAATGAGTTTATTGAAGTTCCAGCTGCTACAGGTGAAGAAATCACTAGATTAATTGATGAGTGTGTTAAGTTTGAATCTGAAAACTTAAACTCTGTAGCAGGAAAGTTTACTACTGAAATTGAGAACTTGAAACAGTCTCTCATGACGCTACGTCCAAAACAACAGAAATCAATACATCCTGATTTGATCAGGCTTGATTTCTTGATATCCAAGCTGAACGAAGCGTCTGAAGAGCGTGTTTACAAGCAAGCTCTATATGATGTGTATGATCAGATCTTGTTGATCAATGGATACATCGAAGAGATGGTACCACCCCCTAAGGAATATGCATGACAGCATTTAGACTTCACTTACACGGAATCAATCTAGAAAAGCGAACTAAAGTTTTAGCACTCTCATTAAATGATCCAAACTGGGACATGATCTATGACATTTCAGGTGGATTGATTCGAGGTACTAGCGTATTTTCACCTGAACGTACATTAGACTCATTTTTGCAATTTGGTATTGATTCTTCATTGATTGAAATAGATTGAGGTTTAGATGATCAAAGCAATTTTAGCTTGCACTCATGACGGTGGGATCGGACAAGGAGACAAGATTCCTTGGCATCACAAGGGAGATCTAAAACGATTTGCAATGCTCACTAAAAATAACGTTTTGGTGATGGGGGTAAAAACTTATCTAGGTTTAGCAAAGTACTATACTAAACCTGGAAACGTGGTACTACCTAATAGACTGATCATTGTTGCTGGAAACTCACGTTCATCAAACACTTGTCTCTTTAAAGAACTTGAAGCACAGTGCAAAGATTATCATGTATCGCTAGCAAACGTCATCACTTTAATTCAAGGTGACCTCACTACTGAACTTCGTCAGATTAGTGCATTCGCTCAGAAACAAGATGTTTTTATTGCTGGTGGAAGTTCTATTTATGATCGATATCTACAGTTTGCTGAAAAGATTCACTTGACTCTAATTTCATCTTTAGAAGATCTAAACTGTGATGTAAAGTTAACTCAAGACACGATGAATCGAATCACAAAGATGTTAGCAAATCAAGATAAAAATTTTAATCCTTTAAAACTGAGTGAAACTGAAGGCTCGATTAACGCTTCATATTATGAGCTCAATACATGAACATTTATGAAAAGCGCTGGTTGAAAGCTAAGTCTTACTTTGAACGGTTAAACAAGATTGTGGCTACCAAGAAGTACACAATCATGTTTAGTGACATGTTCTTAGAAAAAGGTAAGATCTTTGACATCAATGAGACAGAAAAGTTAATTAGCATCTCTCAAGATAACATCCAATGGATAATCTATAACGGTGATCCCACGTATGATGAGGGAGTCTTAGATAAGATCGAAGATACTTTAAAGTCTTTTAAAGACATGATCAAAGTTTATGCTGAAGTAGATTGGGCTAAAGAATCTATCTAAGCAAATAGGTTCTTTTTACCGTCAAACCAGATTAATTTCTTCTAGAACATAAGTATGATATAATGAACTACATTCTAGGAGACATAAGTGCAACATCCTATCAAGTTCTTTGAAGAACATAACATCAAGGCAAGACCTCAGCAATTAGACGTAATAGAAAACCTTCATAAAAAGTGGGATGACTATAAGTATTTTGCCCTAAGTCTCCCTACTGGTGTAGGTAAGACTTACATTGCTACCGCTATTGCTGACAGCTGTAAAAATGCTTACGTTCTCACCTCTAATCTTCAATTACAAGATCAGTACATCAAGTCATGGGATAAACTGATCAACCTAAAGGGCCGAGGAAACTATACTTGTAACCTGAACCCAAACTTTACAGTAGATTCAGCGCCATGTTCAGCAAATTCTAGTTTGCTGCGTGTTTGTATCAATGAAGGAACTTGTGCTTATTATACTCAGAAGAAGATCGCGCTAGCATCAAAGGCAATGATTACCAACCCAGTGTACATGCTTTATAGCACTCACTGTGGATTTGCAAATGATGATTCACCGTGGATAAAACGTGAGGTCTTGATCATTGATGAAGCTCACAATCTTGAGAATCATTTAGTTTCATTTGCTGAATCAAACATTGACCCTGAGAAATATCATGCTGACTTCGGAGTCGCGACTCAAGCTATAAAGTTCACCGGTAGGCCTGAAGAAGATTATTTCAAGATAATTGAGATTCAAGGTATCTTGATACACAAAGCTACTGAGCTTGCAGCAAAGCTCGAAGAAGAATTCCCACAAGCTAAACTTGTAGGTCTTGATGCTAAACAGTGGGCTCGTGGATTTACCGAGAAGGTAGGTGAAAAGGTGAAGAAGTTAAACACTAAGATCTACCAACTTGATAAAGCAATTCAGCCGCTTAAGATTTTTTTTAATACTCATACTAATCCAGAAGAGCTTGCTGAACGATGGATCGTGTCTAAGGATCCAGAAAAGAACGTTCTAAAGTTAGCTCCGATCTACGGTGACTTCTTGTTTCATGAGTACTTTGGAAAACTTGCTGACAAGTTCGTGTTCTTGTCTGCCACCTTAGGTACAAAATCACAATTTTGTAAAGAGATTGGGATTGAAGATTCTGACTGTTTCTTTATTGAGACTGATTCACCCTTTGACCCTAAAAAGTCTCCTGTGATCGTGATGCCTGTCATCAAGCTCAGCAAAGACAGTTTTGAACAAAATGTAAAGAAGATCGGTGGTTTGATTGATGACATTTTGAATATACATCAGAACCAACGTGGCATAATTCACTGTGTCACGTATAACTTACAAAAAGAGATCTTTCAGCGTGTTAACAAGAAGAGCCAAGAACGCTTGCTTTGTCGTGACATGGATGAACTCAAAAATGCAAATCTAGGAAATAACAGATTCCCTAAACGTTATAAGAATGATGAGCTGTTAGCAATTCATGAACAAACAGGTGTAAAGTTTTCATCTGTTTTGTTGTCACCTTCAATGATGGAAGGTGTTGACTTGTATGATGACTTATCAGAATTTCAAGTCATCATTAAATTACCCTGGGCTAACCTTGGTGACGTTAGAGTTAACATAAAGTCAAAGATTGACAGTGAATGGTATGCAAATCGTATGTGGCTTAACATCTTGCAAGCCTCAGGAAGATCTACACGGCATGAATCAGATACGTCAATAACTTACATTTTTGACAAAAACTTTGTATATTTTTATGATCAGTGGAAGAATAAACTACCAGACTGGTTTAAGTTAAGGATCGTGTTCTGATAAAAATACAAAATTGTCTTAAATTAAATAGGTTTAAGCGATAAAATGTGTTTACTTTGGTCTAGAGTTGTGATATACTATAATTGTACCGTTGTTAAAGGTACTTATATCATAACTTTCATAAGGAATATATCATGAACACAAATACTACTGCAAATGCTTCTACCCATGCTCAAGTTGCAAATACTTCTACCCATGCTCAAGTTGTTTTGAGTTTGTCTGAATCTCCACATAAGCCCATTCGACAGGAGTATCTCAAAACAATGGTCCTTGACGGCAGTGGAAACCCTGTCAATGAAGTGACCTGGAAAGAAGTCGTCAAGAACCTTGAAGATCGTGAAGCAAAGAAAATGATCAAGAAACAGGGTTGGCAAGTGGTGAACGTTTTCATGCGGGACCAGTTCAGAATAGCTAAACAAGCTTACCGTGAATCGATGAAAACATCGCGGATTAAACTGCGTGAAACGTTGATCAATGAAGCTTTTGACAAAGCTGAACGTGAACATGAACCTCACATTGAACGAGCTCTGAAAACGATGCTTCCTCTGTTCAAGAACGTTCCACCAAGCCGTACGCTAATCGCGTTACGTAACATCATTCGTGTTACATCAAACGTCTCCGGCGCTGTAAAGTCTACAACTCATTAAGTGCCCGGTTAACGCAAAGTTGACAAGCTGCAGCATGCACTAAAAACAAATCACAAGCATGATTTAACGAACGTTCAAACTGTGTAATAAAATGACGATGGTTGAAAGATCATCGTCATTTTTATTTTCAAAATTGTTTACTTCATTTAGTAATATGATATAATGATCATATCTTCTTCCGTTAAGATTGTGAAAAATGAAAAATATACTTGCTCTAATTTTTCTAATTAGCTCAGTTCCTGTGTTTGCTGATGGTTATTACCAGACGTATCAACCTCCTGAACAAGCTGTAGTTATCATGACTCAACCGATCATTGAACAGATCGTTGTTGGAAAATCTTGTCAACAAGTACAACAACCACAATATTACCAACGACAAAATTCAAGTGTATCTCCTGTCGTGGGAGCGATCATCGGTGGAGTGATCGGATCTCGTTTCGGTGAGGGAAACGGTCGAAACTTAGCAACTGCTGCCGGAGCGATCGAAGGGGCAATGATCACAAGTGATCAAGGATATCGTCAAGAATATCAAGGATACGCACAAACTCAATGCTATCCAATTACTCAATCAAGGGTAACAGGTTATCGTTACATAGCTGAATATAATGGTATGCAATTTTCAGGTATAACGTTCCGTCCTCTACGAGTAGGTGATCATGTCTATCTGAATGAATCTCAATAATGTTTTGCCCTTGCTAAGTTGACTCCCCCTTGTGGATGTTACAGAAGACTAAAGAATTGGCAAAAGCTATTGTTGTTGAATTGATGACTAAGGGAGAAGACTATGACATTTGATTTGAACTACGAAGATAGTGGACGGAGGGAACAGTCCATAATAGACCAACTTTTTGACCTACAAGCAGAGAATAAACGACTACTGTTAGAAGTAGCTAACCTGAAAGAATTGGTATCCCGTCTGTGTGACAACATCACAAAGGCAAAAGCAGGCTATAAAATGGAATGGAAAAAAGATACTAAAGCGTATTTCAATGGTGAAGTGCTACTTCTTGGATCGTGGAAAGTAGGTTGTGCATTTTTTGATATTGTCTGTTCAAAAAACAACAAAATGAAATATGCAGCTACGTGCGTACTCCCTGGAATAAAAGATCGCTTGGGTAACTTCAAAACAATAAATGAAGCAAAAACAGAAGTTGAAGTCACTGTTAAGCTTTGGCTGAGTAGATTGTCGGAGGTTGTAGATGATGCTACTTTTGCACGTTAAGGCTGCAGATACTACTGAGGTTGGTTTATAATTCGTTCATGTTGTCAAAAGCGCGGATTAACGATCAAATGGACTAGCAATCAAGCTGATGTGGTGGCAACAAACTGAGAATAAAAATGTATAGAATCTCTAATTGGAAGCCTGCTGATAATATCATAGTTAGTTTCGATGACAAGACTGCTGAAGAAAGAAGTGATGATCAGATTAATTCTATGATCAAAGAATTAATAGAGGTTGCCAATAAGTATGACTTTGATCTATCCCAATGGGGAACTATTGAGAGCTTCCGTCAATACTTTTCTTCACTTGATCTACTCTCTGGAATGCAAAAATAGAAATAGAGAGCATGAAAAATTATATGATTTTTGTATGTTAATGATATATGTTGAACCGTAAACCAAGGAAAAACAAATGAAACTCTTTCAGAAAAAATATGATCCGTCAAAGTTTGATTCATTAATTAGTCAAGAACTTACCGTTACAGGTGATCTTGACTTTTCTGGGGCTTTGTTAGTAGACGGGAAGGTTATTGGAAAGGTCAGATCTAATGACGGAAATGAATCTGCAATAACCGTAGGAAAGCAAGGTGAGATAAAAGCTTCTACTATAAATGCACACTTTATTGTTATTGAAGGCTCTATCACTTCTGATGAAATTCATGGTGATGATGTGACATTTAAAAGCTCAGCAGTCATCAAGAGCTCTAAGATCTTTTACAAAAAACTTCGAATTGAAGATGGAGCAATCATTGAAGGTGAATTGATTTTTATGAGTAAAAATGAGAGTTCAAACGAATAATATCAAATAAGATACATTTTCATTAAAATATGATATAATGTTCATATTGGATTTTGCCATGACACACTATTGAAGATACTGAGCGTTTCTTTTTGGTACGGTGATGTTGTACGTGTATACTACTGAAAATTTAATGAGATGAATTTCAAATGAGTCTAAGCGTTATCTCAGGTGGTCAAACTGGTGCTGATGTAGCTGGTCTGTGGGTAGCTAAGATCTTTAACATCCCTACCGGCGGTTGGGCGCCAAAAGATTTCATTACCACGTCAGGTAAACACCCTGAGATGGCAGAAACGTTTGGTCTTAAAGAGCATGCTGAATCTTATCGTGCTCGTACGATTGAAAACTTGAAGTCAAGTGATCTTACGATCGTCTGTTCTTCACGGTTTGAAGGTGGTACTAAGCTAACTGTAAACCAATGTACTAAGCTCAAGAAGAACTTGTACGTCTTGCAGCTAGATCCTGAAGATCTAGAAACTTCTCTTAAGAGTCCAGTGTTTGATCAAATCATTTGGTTCATACAGAAAAAGCTACCTCTAGGTGATTTCACATTGAACGTAGCTGGAAATTCAACTCGTAGCTCGCCCCGTGCATTTGAGTTCACGTTCAAAGCTTGCTTTAAGATCTTTAAAGAGCTTGGTTACGTAAATCAGAACGGGATCACTGAAGATTCTTGGGTAGATTATCAAGATACTTGGAGTTAAGGAATAACATGTATTTTCGCGGTAGGCTTGAAACCAACACTTGGGCATCAATGACCATAGACGAAGTGATGGATGAAGATCTAGCGATCTTTAAAGCCACTAAAGCATATCACCTAGCACAACTAGGTAAGTGGGGAGTAAAGTCAATTGTTGAACGTTTGAACCTTGGAGCTTTTTTTGAAGTTTTTGAACATTTTAATCCTTCTCGTTCTCTCCCTTATCACAATCAATACCATAGTTATAGCACTTTTCTTAACTGCTATGAGGGATCATACTATATCAAGTTGCCCAGGGGAGTAGTGCGTGGGATGTGTGCTGGAGGACTCTTTCATGATTATGCTCACTCAGGGGGTGAGTTTTCTGATGTGTATAACATCGAAACTGCACTACAAGGGCTTGAGATTGCTCAAAAATCAGCAAGATTTAATCTATTGGAACTGACAACTGAAGAGCTACAGGTTGCAAAAGAAACGATCATGATCACACAATATCCGTACACTAAAAAGCCTACATTGATGCATGAGATGATCATTCGAGATGCTGACTTGATGCAAGCCTATGAAGAAAACGATGATATACTAAAGCGTCAATATCTAGGTCTCATGACTGAACTGAAGATTACAGATCAACATGATTTCAGAGACAAGATGATAGTTTTTTTAGACGGTATTACTTGGGAAACTGAGTGGGCAATTAAGAAAGCAGAAGTAAGAGGTTGGGAAAATTGTAAGTTTCACCTTAAGAAAATTTTGGAAAGTTAATATGACAAAAGTAGAAATTAGATATCCTCGGTTTGAGTACATATTTGGGCGGAACGTAGCTCAAGGACAATTATATGACGTAAAAAGTGAAACGATGATCTCTCAAGGATCTATTGCTGCACTACTTTCAATTGTCTATGATGAAGATTATGAGTTAGTGAACGCTCAAGAAATTCTTGACTTGATTGTGCGACAAAATGGATTTTCTGCATAATGGAATTTGTGATTCAACAAAATCTTATAAATGAAGATCAATTGATGCTGATCAAGAACGCAGTCAAGACAATCCCTCATAAGTTTGTAAGCTTGATCCCGTTTACTCATGAGATCATTTCAGATAATGAACTTACAGGTACTGACTTTATCCCTTATGGATCAACGTTGCTAACTACGGTCTGTAAAGAGCTAGGTTGGAAAGGTCTTCACTTTGATCTTTCAACTTTCAACTATCAAGCAGCAGTAGAACATCGTAGAGACATGCTCAATGATGAGCATATCTTTACAGTCAGTGAAGCTATCAAGTTTTTAAGTGATGAAGAACAACATGAACAATGGTTTATTCGCCCGTCCGAAGATTTGAAACAATTTTCAGGTCAAGTGATCGAAGCTAAAGAGTGTGTTGATTGGTTAACTGATGCGGTAAGCTGTAACTCTTCAGGTACATACAACGTAACTGAAGACATGATGGTTGTCTTAGCAAAACCAAAACTGATCTTGGCTGAGTGGCGCTGGTTTGTAATTGATGGAAAGATCATTGACGGATCTATGTATCGAATTCGCGGTAAACTAGTCAAACATCATGAAACTGATGTTGAGTTGATTCAAGAAGCTCAAGAGCTTGCTGACAAATGGTTACCTGATCCTTGTTGTGTGATGGATCTTGCTCTAGTAAATGATGAGCTTAAGGTGATCGAATTCAACTGTATCAATTCAAGTGGTATGTATGGACATGACATTAAAGTTATTTTTAAGGCTCTTTACAAATACCATCATAATGGATGATCATGAGAAAAGTTGTCTGTGCAGCAATACGAAATCAAAGTAAGCTTATTATCTGTGGAGCTAGACACTTTGACAGCATCATGTGTAATCAAATTGAGTCATCAACTGACGATTGGGATGGTGCAGAACAGGGCTTCATTGATCAATTTGGTTTTTTCATGACTCGAGAAGAAGCGTATGACGTCGCGGTGGAAGCAGAACAGATCATACGTCGAGTAGGTGGAGATGAAGGTAAACTATTTAGTGAAAATCTTTACTAAATTAATAAAAAATTTGTTTACTTTTAATCATTATAGTTAATTATGTTGGAGTATAATGGCGGATGGTTAATTATCTTAAGAGTATAATGGCTGATGAAATTATAATGGCTCGCTTCTCACGTGAGTCTCTGAGATCCAGGCTCCTTGTTCTATGTTTTTCGCTAATCTCGATAATTATGGGTATGGTGGGAGTAGTATACTCAATTATGCTTCCTGAAACTATCTTATTGTGCAAAGGACTGTTTGCTCTTCTCAGCCTATTTATGGGATATATTGTATTTCAAACTATAGTCCGTATAATTGCATGCTTACAGAATAAAGACGCTTTTAATAAATCTTAAGATATAATGCCGTCGAGTTGGACTTATGTCAACACTACCTCCGAGAAGAGCTAGCCCTTGGATTCGCGTCATTACTGATGATGAGGTCGATGATTGTAAATCCGTTCAGTATCATGCTATGGAAATTTGAAATTTATAGATGTGGGAGTACTTACCGGTTTGTTAGGCGCTAGTGGTAAAAATCTTTACTAAATTGTTTACTTTTAATCAAATTTTTGATAAAATATCTTATATTGTTAAACTTTGAGGTATTTTAGATGAAGCTTCACACTGACAACAAAGGTTTTGAAGGTTGCTTGCCGACAGAACGGATTCCTTTCAAGATCAAGACAAGTGCTAAGCTGTTTGACATTCTGTCGAGCGGTATCTACAAAGATAAGATCCTTGCAGTGATCCGTGAGTATTCTTGTAATGCATTTGACGCTCACGTAGACATGGGCAAGATAGATGTTCCCTTTACAATAAGGATGCCCTCTTTGATTGATCCGACATTTTCAATTGAAGATGAAGGTCCTGGGATTGATCCAACTAAGATCGGAGACATCTTCTGGACCTACGGCGAGTCTTCAAAGACTGATCGAGACGATCAGATCGGAGCACTAGGTCTTGGGTCAAAGTCAGCCTTTGCATACACCAAGAGCTCCTTTATCATCAAGAATCGCTTTGAAGGCATCGAGTACACTTACTTCTGTTTCATCAATGAGAGCGGAATGCCTGACGGATCATTGGTGTCTCAGGAAGCTACTGAAAGATCTTCTGGAATCACTGTAGAATTTGCTGTCAGATCTGAAGATGTCACTGCATTTCACGAACGTGCAGGTCGATTCTTCAAGTATTGGAACAACGTAAAACCTACTATTGTAGGCTATGACAGTGCTGAAATCTTTAAACCTGATCCTGAAGCGGTGATCAAAGGTAACGATTGGTATGTTGAAAGCTCAAGCACTTCACCTGGCCGTACGCGAGCAATCGCCCTAATGGGAAACGTACAGTATCCAATCGAATCTGAATCAATTCCTAATATTCCGAATGAACTAAAGCTGATTACTGACAATCCGTTCGTGATCACCTTTAAGATGGGTGCACTTGGGTTTGCTTCATCACGTGAAGCTCTTTCATACGACGAAAATACGTGTAGTTCTATCATCTCGAGGCTTGAAGAAGTTCGAAGTGAGATTGCAAAATCATTCACCGACAAGGTCTTTACTAAGAGCACAAATCACGTAGAGTTCTATCGTGAATTCTATAACACATATGCTGAACTTCGAAAAGTGCTAAAGATCTCATCAAACGTAATCTACCCCGTAATCTGCGCTGATACTGAAACAAAGATCAATGAACTGTTCACCAAGCTGCTAGTGAACTCTAGCTATAATGATAGCGTTTATTTCAATGGCACCTTGATCGCGATCAAAGATCTGATCTCCGGGGTGTTCAACCATGAAGTTGAAAATTTTCAAGATTTCGGACTTTACATTCTGACGAAACAGTCATCTCGTAGTTCACGTCTTACGTTCAAGTCTTGCACCGGATTGAAGTTTTCAGCGCTTGAAGAAATTAAAAACACTGACATCTACCCTTCAACAGACTGGCGCTATCGAGACAATGAAAGCTGTGATGTAGGTGAAGTTTTGATAGAATATACCAATTGGCGTTCACGTAATATTTCTACGCGAAATAATCCAGGAATATTTGAAAACATTGTCAGAATGCTTGACAAGTTTAAGGTGTCTTCTAAGAATTCTTTTAAGATTGAAATTGACAAAGATGATGTCATCTTTGTTCTTAATGACGTGGGTAGTGTAGGTGATGACAGGTTCAAAGAGATCGTAACTGCTAACAAGTTGGGTAATTATACAGTCGAGCTAAACAACGCTAAGATTGATAGATCTCAATTGATCTTTGTGAACTTTAGTCAAAAGATCTGCACAGTTTCTGACGTAGAGAAAGAACTTACTTCAATCACATCTGCATTTTCTGGATCGAAGATCGTTAAACTTTCAGCTCTACCTGATCTTCGCTCCCCTGCTGCTCAGGAAAAACCCGTAGCAGGAAGTATCAAGACAAAGGTCTTGACATACTGTAAATTACAGGCCAAATCATTAGTTGATGTTAGCATTAATGAATTGACAACGACTCAATTGTTTGAGACACACGGGTTTGTCCCAAAAGCTACTGAAGTAAAAACGGTCATGATTGATGATCTAAAGAAACGGAAGGTAGTTGGATTTGTGATAAAAAAAGGTCATAATGATTTTGTTGACGAAGTTGGTGGATATCACAACTATCTTAATTCTCGTGATGCAATGATTCTAGGATATCATTTTGGAGCCTTTGATGATGCTCTAGTGAATGAAGAACTTCCTATCTTGATCTTGACTCGAGGCCAGTATGAAGGTCTCTTAAAGAAGGGTGTAAACCTAAAGACGATCAAAAGCTTGGTAGCTGAAAAAGATAAAGAGCTTCAAGCTGAAGAAGATTCGATCGCTCTCTTAAAGTCAAAACTTTCGCTTAACAATATTAAGATCTTTAAGGATTTTGATATGTGTCTTTCTAAGACTTACAAAAGACAGGACTTTTTGTCACAGCTTGTGAACAATAACAATTCACTGTTTAAAGAATTGTTTTCAAAGTTCATTGAACAACGTAAAAACATGGATAGTCTATTAGAAACCATGGCAAAAGTTAGACTGACGAGTACATTGAAATCCATCACTGTTTTTGACGTTATCCATGAAAATAAACTGATATATAAACAGATCTATGATAACTATCCATTACTTGAGTACATAAACTTTAATAATAGTAGTAACATGCCGGTTAGCTGGATTGAAGATTTTGTAAATCACATCATCTTTTATATCAATCAAGTAGATGCTGAAAAGACCGCAGTTAAAGAACAATTTATTGAAGAAATTGCTTAATTTGTTTACATTTTTAACAAATTAAGATATAATTGTAACACCTTAATAGATAAGAGGAAATCATGAAAATCAACACCCTGTTAGGAACCATAGTTAAGTCCAGTTGGTACATTGTAGACTGCACAAAAGCAAAGTCTGTTATCGTGTCTGGTCCGTTTAAGACACAAGATGCAGCATTTGAAGAGAAGGCAAAGCGTGGTTGGTCCGATAAGCCTGATGGCAGCATCAGCCACGAAGTAATGTCTGGCAAAAATTGTCTAGCTGAAGGCATTAAGTTTGCTGGATAAGTTTCCGTAGTAACCATGTAGTTAAACAATAGTAGTCACATGTCGAATAGCTGGATTGAAAATTGTAAATCACATCATTTTTTATATCAATCAAGTAGATGCTGAAAAGACTGCAGTAACACCTTAATAGATAAGAGGAAATCATGAGAAACATCTTTTACACTAGACATGACAGTGGGTTGACCTTGATGAAGGATGGAAAACAGAGCACAGTTTCCAACACTCATCCTAATTTCTCAAAGATCCTTGACGCGTTGAAGAATGCTAAGTTTGAAGAAGTTGAAAAGTTGATGAGCATCAAAGATGCAATCAATTCTGCAGGGATCAGTAAGAAGTTTGAGGGACAACGTGTCTATGTTGATAACGGAAAGGTCTTTTATATTGACTCTCACAAGAAATCACATGAACTACACGGTGCTCTAGTCAATCGGATCATTGATGACTTGGGTAAACCTTCATTTGAAAAGTATGCTGATGCGCTGTTAGCGTTCCTTAACAACATCATGAAGAACAAGCTTAAGGATATTCGTGAAGAACTGTATGAGTTCTTGATGTCAGGTAAGACTCCGATCACTTATGATGGTTGTTTCTTGGCATACAAGAAAGTTCGTTTTGACTACTTTGACATCTTCACTGGAAAGATGAACAATGCTCCAGGTGAAGTTGTGATGATGCCGCAAGCTGAAGTTGACACCAACCGTAACAATGAGTGTTCTCGTGGTTTGCACTTTGCTTCGATCGGTTACTTGTCAAAGTACAGAACTATCGATAAATTCAAGATTGTAATCGTAAAGGTGAATCCATGTCACGTATTTGCGATTCCGCGCGATTACAACTGTCAAAAGGGCCGTGCTAGTGAATACTTTGTTGTGGGTGAATACAAGAGCAAGAATAACCAAACGGTTGATGCGTTCAAAGATTCGTTTATTGATGAAAATAGCAAAGAAGCTGCAGCACCTGAAGTTGTATTTGAACCCTCGCTGAAACCCAGCTTGCTGAAGACAGCAGAAGCTTGGAACCTTGTAAAAAACGGAAAAGCTCGGATTATCACAAGGGCGACAGGTGAAAAGGTTGTTGTAGATTGGAGTGATCCTAGTAGTGATGCTCAAATCATGTCATTTGAAACAAAGTCAGTTCGTGCTGCAATAAAAGCTAAGATCGCTGAGCTTGAGAAGAGCTAATTGTTAGTTAGTTTTCTTGAATGGGTGGTCAAATGACCACCCATTTTAATTTGTAAATAGTAATTTATATAGAATTAGAACGGAGAATGGTATGTCATCTATCTTGACACTTGACAAAAATTATCAACCACATCGCTGGGTCTCTGTTGAAGATGCGATCGTGCTTGAGAGCAAAGAGCTTGTAGTGGATCGTCTCGGTGAATCAATCGTGATCTATCACGGTGGTACTAATCGAATCACAGGACAGCGCTCTTTTATCGAAACAAGTTCAATCATAGTAGTTGACGGCGCTCCTAATCCGCGCAAGTATCATCATGATCCTGTCCTAACAAATCATGGGTTGTTCCAGCGTGATCTCTTTATCTGTGCTTACTGTGGTGATGTATTTAAGACTAGCGATTTAACTCGTGACCACATTTATCCGCAGTCAAAAGGTGGACGTGACATTTGGATGAATGTTGTTACGTCTTGTAAGGATTGTAACTCTATGAAGGGTGACACTCTTCCTGGACACAAGCTACCTTTTGGGATGTTAGGTCCTCAGTTGACAGGAAAGATTGACTTGCTGTATGTTCCATATGTTCCTTGTAAAGCTGAGCACCTTTTGATGAAAAATAGAAACGTTAAAATAGATCAAATGAAGTTTCTTCTTGAAAGGGTAAAGAATAAAAGCTCAAGAATATTTGACTATGCTATTAGCAAATTCGGTGATAACTTAAACTCTTCTAGTCTTTACGCTCATGATCACTTCACTGAGACATCTTATGTCAATTGATTATGAAATGATCTCAGAGCTTGTTGACGTGATCGCCGATGAAAAACCTCTTGACTGGGAAAATATCAATTATGACTCAGTCAAGAGCATCGCAATCTTAAACATGATGGAAAAGTATCATGAAACAATGAATGATCCTCAATTAAGTGAATCAGGAAAAGAACATACGTTGGTCGCAGTTCTTTCGTACTTATTACTTGAAAACACTCAATTGTGGATTGAACGAGAAGAAAGTAAACGAAATGGAATATAAAACACATAAACAATTGCTAGAAGAAATTGACATTTTAACAAATCAGACAGAACTATTAACGTCTCAAAATAAGATCTTAAACAGTAGAATTGAAGAGCTTGAACACGATCGTCAAATTCTTCAATCAATCTGTGAAAGCACAACTTATGAGATTGAAATCAGTAGGTTAAAACGACTACTTAACGCGCTTTACTAATATTCTGTAATCAAGCTATTATTTGATTATGTACAATGTTATAACATATTAACATTGGAGATCGATTAAGCTCAGAATCACTCTGTTAAAATAAGGATCAAATGATGAATGTAGTTATGAAACTTATTGACATGAAAGTGCCTGACCAAGTTGGTCAAAACTAATACAGTAACTTGAATGTTTACTTTTGTACTGACTAATATTATAATGATCTTATTGAATCAAGGATATACAGATCAGAGGTTACGTCGGAATAGAAAACTTCCCTTCGAAAAGGAAGTAGCAGTACGATAAGAAAACCTTTCTTAAAAGAAGCCATAGACTTGACCCGTGACGTCTTGAAGAGGCAGAACTACTAGAGTAGCTGGCCAGGGAAATAGTAGGAGTTAACCTCTGATCTGTATAACTTGTAAAAGAGGTTGAACAAAGGACGTTCAAGTAATAGCTGCTTCTTTCACTTATTGGAAATTGTTGCTCACATATAAATATCATCATGAAAAACTTTAATTCATATCTTAGTAGCTTATCGTATCTATCCTCATATTTGTGGGGACGAGGCCTTAGCTATTTGGTGACTGAATGATGTAAGTTCATACAGAATTTAAACAGCTAAGGCTTCCGAATAGGAAGCCTTTGTTTTTTCAGAAGCAAAATGTTCATTAACAATTTAGAGTTTTTAGAAGTGTATCTGAGATTGGTACTCAGGACCGCCTGCTAAGCGGATCGACCCGGAAACGGGTTGCAGTTCGATTCTGCACACTTCTGCCCAAACCATCATAGAATCAGTGGAAGATGATACAATTCATGAGTTGTACGCCTTAATGGTAGGGCCCCGGGTTGTAACCCCGAGAGCGGCTAGTTCCGATTCCTACACAACTCACCAATAATTATTCACTGTCACATAAATGTGTTATAATGTATATTCTTTTACGAGGAATGAAATTATGAAAAGCTGGTATGTGATCGTAATGAAGGGTTATGAAACACTTCTTAACAAAAAATGTTTGACAGTGAAAGAAGCAAATGATCTACTAAAAGCAAAAAAAGAAGAATATCCAGCATCTAAAGGATATTCTGTCATAAAAGAAAGCTATTAAAGTTTTGGGTCTCGCAAGTAAGGATGGTTGGTACCGTCAGGAGCCTGTAAAGCTCTCCCTTCAAGGCATGCAGTTCGATTCTAGCCGAGACCCACCTGTGTAACAAAAAGAAGAATATCCAGCATCTAAAGAGAGATAAAAGTAGTTTACTTTTTTAAGCATTGTGATATAATGACTTAAATTGTTCTTTAAAATTAAGATAGATTTGAAAGGTGTCACTGATCTGACTTAAATATAAAAGGTTTGACAAACTGTGTGATCTGACTGTTACACAGGTAAAACAAACGCCTTAGTCAGAAGGAGTAGATAGCTGAGGGTGCAAACCAAAGCGAAAAGGAACTAGATCCCTGCTTTAAGTCAGATCAGTGGCACCTTTCAAAGCTATCTTACAAAGCGAGAGTGGTGGAATGGCATACACGCTGGTCTTAGAAACCAGTGCCGAAAGGATTGAGGGTTCAAGTCCCTCCTCTCGCACCAAATATATTCTTTTGATGGTTGAAAACTTGATGGTAAAAGTGTGATGCGACATAAAAGTGAACTTGTGTGCTTTGCTCCACCTGGAGAAGAAGTATTAAGGATTATTGAATTTGATATTGCAAAGGCGCACATGATTTCTGAAACCATACAGAACACATATCTAAAAAGGAAGTATCATTGGGTGACTTGAAACGCAACGTTCGATTGAACAACACATGGATGATCTGAACCAAAGGTAACTTAAGATCTGGGTTCGATTCCTCCATGAAGTACCAAAGATAAATATGATGTGTTACACATAAAGCTTGGTTCACTAGGATAAATGTAATGAGCGTATGTCAATTTTGTGAACAAAGTGATTTACAGACGCGAAGCTATACGCGAGATATGCTTTACAAGGGAATCAATATTACGGTAGATGGGCTACAGTGTTATTATTGCCCTACTTGTGAGGTAGAAATGGCCTCACCAGAGCAGGTGGATCATAATGCTCAGCTAATTCGCAATGCTTTTATTGCGGAGCGTGAACGGGTGCTGAAATTTGTCGCATCCGTGAGTTAGACATAAAATGCAACGGAAGTTTGGGTGAGTGGTTTAAACCAGCAGTCTTGAAAACTGCCGAACAGAAATGTTCCGTGAGTTCGAATCTCACAACTTCCGCATCTGGACACTAGAAAGTTACTCGTGCATAAATACTTGCATGAAAATTTACTATCTAGTGTACCAACTGACCAATTTGGTCAACGGCAAGATCTACATCGGCTGTCACATGACAAAAGACATGAATGACAGCTACATGGGATCAGGGAAGCAACTCGGTTATGCTAAGAAGAAATATGGCATTGAGAACTTCAAGAAAGAGATCTTGAGTACTCACGAGACACCTGAGGAGATGTTTGCTGAAGAAGCACGACTTGTAAATGAAGAGTTTGTAGGAAGAGATGATGTCTACAACTTGACGTGTGGTGGTAGAGGAAGTTGGGTTTATGTGAATGCAACTCTTACAGAAGAACAACGAATTATTGTTGCAAGAACTGGTGGAATTGCTGCTTCTAAAAATCACCCAAATGGAAGTGATAAACGAAAAGAATTAAATGAAAAGCTGAAAAAGGTTGGAGATATTTTAAGAAATAAAGTTGCAAATGAAACATTCATCCCAAGCAAAGTTTTTTGGCAAATCACACTCGGAAAAACCAAACAAAAGATGTCTGATGCTAGAAAAGATTCACAATTAGGTTCAAAAAATTCTCAGTTTGGTACATGTTGGGTAAAAAGATAAAATTTCACTTAAAAACAAACTTGATCAATTAGAAAAGTTTGTACAAGAAAGATATGTTCGCGGCAGAACAATGAAGTCTCCAGAAACATCACGAAGATCTAATGAAAATTATTGAAATATTTGAATCCATCAGTAAAACAGTTTATCATTCAAGTTCTGAACAATTTGATAAATTTAAGCAAGGTCCTGCATGGTTTTCAGTAAACACAAAAGATGCTAATAATTGGCATAAGAGTGGGTTATTAAAAGGTAACATTACGTAACGTAACAAAGAGGACTGATGTAATTGGTAACATGCAGGTCTCCAAAACCTGTCTTGGGGGTTCAAGTCCCTCGTCCTCTGCATGTAACTTTTTTTTGTGTCTCTATAAATACTCCCAACTGGAGTATGAGACATGGAAAAGAAGCAAAATTGGTATGTTAACCCAAAGAAATATCACTTCATCTACAAGACAACTTGTCAAGTAAATGGAAAGTACTACTATGGAATGCACTCAACTGATAATCTTGAGGATGGATACGTCGGATCAGGTACAAGACTATGGCGCTCAATCAAGAAGTATGGACGAGAGAATTTTAAGATAGAGATCTTAGAGTTTTGTTCTGATCGAGAAAGTTTAAAGAAACGTGAACGTGAATTAATAAATGAAGAAATGTTGGTTGATCCAATGTGTATGAATTTAACATTGGGTGGAGATGGTAGCTGGGTTGGATGTAATAAAAAATTGACCAAGGAACATTATTTTAATCTAGGAAAGCTTGGAGGATTTGCAAATCTTGATAAACTCTCAGATGATTCTTTAAAAAGAATAAATGATGGCTGTAAAAAGGGTGGAGCTAAAGCTTTTAAGGGACTATGGAGAACTAATCGAAAATTAATGTTAGAGATTACTAATAGAGCAATTATTGCTGCAAATTCTCAAGAATCAAACGAAAAAAGAAAAAATACGTTAAAAGCAATAAATCATCAACAAGGTGATAAAAATTCTCAATATAATACTTGTTGGATTTTTAATATATCTCTTAAACGTAGTAAGAAAATTAAAAGAGAAGATATAGAAAAATATTTAATTGAAGGATGGACTAAAGGTAGAAAAATTAACTTTTAAAGTTATACACATCAATAATATCCAAGACAAATAATGAAACTGAAAGATCTTTAGAAGTCTGTGTTCTTATTTAGACGTCGTCTAATGTCGTAGACGATTCCCTCTTCATCTTTCTCGTTCCATTCTCCATAAGCATGTATTACACCCAATCCAGAATTATCTACAGCATAAGTGATATTTCCGTTCTTTGTCTTGATAAACTTGATCGGATGTTTATTACCCGAACGATGATACATTTCTTTAACAGAATTAGACCACTTTACTTGATCAGAAAGTGATTGAGAAACTCGTTCTACTAAAATTTCATGGATTTTCACGGCGTTTACTCATTTAAATGAATATTTATTCAAAACTTGTTTACTTTTTACGTAATTTTGTTTATAATAACTTTAAGTTATCTTAAATATTTAAACCTTGACAATCAGTGACGAAGGAAAATAGAAAATGAAATATGAATTGACAGATATCAAGAACGAACAAGGGCTTTACCGAATCCGAGCACTAAAAGATTTCAATGATGTTAAAGCCGGAGATCTTGGTGGTTGGGTTGCATCCGAAGCAAATTTGTCCCAAGATGGAAACGCATGGATTTACGATGACTCAATGGTGTTTGACAACGCACGTGTTTCTGGGAACGCAAAGGTTTTTGACAACGCACGTATTTCTGGGGAATCAAAGATCTATGGGAGCATGAAGATTTGTGGGCACACGGAGATCAATAAGCCACGTGTTAACAATAAGAAACCTGGACTTGCCCCGAAGGCAAAGTCGTTTACAATGTTTAAGGACTTTATCTAATCCGAGCACTAAAAGACTTCAATGATGTTAAAGTTGGAGATCTTGGTGGTTGGGTTGCATCCAAAGCAAATTTGTCCCAAGCTGGAAATTCGTGGATTTACGATGACTCAATGGTGTTTGACAACGCACGTGTTTCTGGGGAATCAAAGATCTATGGGAACATAAAGGTTCGGGGGGGGAACACGGAGATCAATAAGCCACCACGTGGTAACAATAAGAAACCTGGACTTGCCCCGAAGACGTTGAGTAAAGTTGTTTTCTAACACAATGAAGGAGAATAGAAAATGTACAAATATCAACAAGTCCCATTTATAAAGTTCGCAACAGCTGATGCCGACGATAAAGGATCGAAGATGAATTTTGTTCGTATGTCGGAATGCGGAAATGAGTTTGCCACAGGCGAATATAATTTGCCATTCTTTTCTTCAGTTCCCCCTGAAAACATGAAGCGTCGTCTTCAGCTCTCTCGACGCATTTTTAGAGGCATGGGACGATAAAAAAGTTCTTGAGGACAAAAAGATGTTAACCGCAAAAGATCTAAAACCGAACCAATATTATTTTACGCGAGTTGATAATGGCAATTGGATTTTGGTTTATGCCCAAGATGCATCATCGAGGCCTGATGATTGGTTTGAGGAAGGATATCCAAAAGTGGAAGTCATGTGGATGGGCTGGGATGTTGGTGACGTATCTAGCGGTTTAAAGGAGTATGAATTTCTGCTTGCGTCCTTTAAGCAAGGCGAGGTTCCTTCAATTGTAGTAGATAATGCTTGACAAACGACTATCGTAGCGAAAACAAATGAACAAAACTTGTTTACTTTTTACGTAATTTTGTTTATAATGACTTAACTTCAATGATAAATGAAGTTATCTTAAATGACTAATCAAGGAGAACGACATGAAAGACAATATCGCTACTTTCGTTTCAACTACTCTGGTTGTCGGTGAAGGAAATAAACGGAAGGTTTACGTTGTTGCTAACACTGGTTCGGTGAAGAACTTCAATCAATCAGTAGTAGCAAAATCTACAGTTCGTCGTACAAAGCGCTGGGCAGCTGAACGTGACATCGGTAACGCTCTGAAAGACTGGGTTCGTTATGTTGTGAAATTGACAGCAAAGCACGTCAAGGATATCATGGTAGTTGTTCCTACTGACAAACCCAACATGTACCGTGACGTGGCTGGTCGTTTCGTGAAGATTGAAAACGCGGTTGAACTGTAATGAACATTCAAACCTTGACATAAAATATCAAGGTTGCACGTGTGGTGGAATGGTATACACAGCAGACTTAAAATCTGCCGCCTTTTAGGATTGAGGGTTCGAGTCCCTCTGCGTGCACCAAAAATATAACACACTACTGATCATACCAGAGGAGATTATGATGTCTATCAATTATGATCCTAAACAAGTAGTTCAAGAAGCCATCAATGCAGCGAATTCAGCTGGTGAAGAATGGATAAAAAATGCTAAACCTCAGTTTTCTGTTCACAATGCCGATTTATTCGGTAACATTAAAGGCCCTTCATTGGGAACGATGCTTGATATCTGTGGAAACGCTCATCTTCAATTCAAGGATGGACGCTCAGCAGACTATAAAACATTTGTTAAAGCTGGATTGATTCGGTCAAACAACAATAAAGTTGTTGAGATCTATCATAGATACAAACTTCGTCAAGAATATGGATTGCAAATTGCTTGTGTAGAAGCAGAAAAGAAGGTCTTTGAACAGTACGGAATTATGGGTGTTCATGTTTGGTCTTACGTTGATTAAAGTAAGTAAGAAAAGTGAGAATAGAAATGAAAAAACGATATGTAAGCTGGAATGAATACAATACACTTTGCGATCAATTGATTGACAAAATCAAAGATTCAAATTATAAGTTCACCCATGTAGTCACAGTATTGCGAGTTGGATATTATGCTGCAAATCGAATTAGTAAGGCATTAAATATTCCATTGATTTTTGTCGTTGCTAAATCATATGAAGG